AAAGTCAACTTATACACAGGCTTTCTTTTTGTTTTGCCTTTCATCTCTCCTGTTTTTGTGATTAAATTTTTATCAATTAATGATTTAATGACTTTTATTACCGTTTTTCTGTCGGCAGAAGAATTTAGAGATAAGGAACTGATAGAGGGCCAACACTCTGATTTTTCATCAGACCTCAAAGCTAGAATATTTAAAATTGAGTTCTCAGCTAAAGTAAGATTTTTTTGATTCAAAGAAAGATTGTAAAGTTCTATGCTCATTTGTTATACTTATCCCGTGTTCGTGATGGTACACACTAGCCGGAATAAGAGTCACGAGCTCTTTCCGGCTACCCTTTCAGGATTATATGCTAATTCGATTAACGATTATATCTGTACAAATTTAAGTCCTCGTATTAATAACGCCGTCAGTACATACAAATCGTCCTAAACCCCAAAAGCTGAATTTAGGAACAAAATCATTTGCGATACCACACTGCCACCACATAAGCCTGTTCTTGCGTACGCCAATTGGGGGCAAATAATAAGGCCATGTCGTGCCAAAAGTAGCTCCACCATCAGCCGATATAGACAGGTCAACTCGTGGTAGGGATAAATTTGAAATACCCGTACTGGCATTCTGTTGTGCAATTAATCGGACGGCTGCGGCAGTTGAAAAATCCTGTGCTACTACTAAGTTACCATTTTGACCAATTATAAAATTTCTATCCTGACTTATAAGCCCACTGAATGAGCCTTGAGAAATAATTGGATTGCCATTTTGCGCAATAAGTAGGATTTCACCTAAATCCTGTTGCTGATAGTCTGTTTCGCCTGATTCAATAGTAAAGCCAATGTCATTAATAATTTGATAGTTTTGATCAGGCGTTCTTACATTCTTGCAGGTTCTAGAGCGTGGTATTTCAAAAATAAGCTGGTTGCCAACCTTATCAGTATCTTGGTAGGTATTAAGTACTGTATCAATGGCATACATATTGCCTGTATTTTTAGATACAAAATAATACTGATTATTAAAGTAAGCTATCTCTGAAGCAATAAAGTAATTTAAATTCTGATCGCAAGCATGGTAGATTTTTTGTGTATTGAAATCATAGAATAAAGACAAATTGTCTTTATAAAAGTTAATATGATAAAACAAATGCCCATCTTGTCGATAAAGGAATGCCTGGGAATCTTCAGGATTATCAAGCGTTGAGAAGAAATAATCGATACCGTCTGTTGAGATACGCTGAGGTGGGCCGCCATTAGAATACAGTATTACGGGCCCTGATTTTTCAGAGGCCCCTAACCACACTACGATTTCATCCATGTATGCCACTGTAGCAGGCGATAGGCAGCCATAGTCAATATTGTATTGGTTGTTACGTTGATATGGGAATAAGCCCGCGCCTGTATTAAACCAAGATTCTGTGACAATGGAGCCCATAACAAAAATCATGTTACCTTTTGAAGGAAATCTGACAACAGCTTGCGTATTATCTGGTTTGGTTTGGATTAGACCAATGCTTGAAGCTGCATCGGGCCAGGAGGTACCGTCATTTGATGCGGAGAGATGCCAAGTATTATTTTGTGGGACGGTTGATTGCAAAGCAGTTGACGTATCATTACTTGCTGCCAAGATAAAATAAGTATTATGGAACGTTAAATAACCTGGTTTAAATTTAAGAGCAATCTTTTGAAAAACTGGCGTTAAAGTCGGGTCGTAGAGGTAAAAGTTAGTGCCATCAGAAATGCCAATCTGGGGTTTATTGTTTTCTGCGATATAGACAACGCCTTTTGTTGTGGCTAATTTACCTATGAATGCTGCATTTGAAAACACTACTTTTTCATTTAACTGTGAATAAACTATCTCAACAAGGAATACATTATCATCAATGACAACTACAAGTTTACCAAATTTTTCAGAAGCAAATATGCCACGGCCTACGTTGCCATTCATAAAAGTCGCAGCGGGAATTGCTATTTGATAACCACTGTATGTAACAAGCCAGTTATCTGAGATAAACATATTGTAGGTTTTTTCAATGGATATTTTAGGGTATCGTCCAAAGGTGCTAGAGCCTACTATATTTAGTGGGAATTCCCTGAAATTTTGACCTCTTGCAACCATCTTAAAACCGTCCTTGGTTTTCTATTATTATATCAGGTTAAATTTATGTAGGATTATCGGCAAGATAATGGATGAGATGATTAAACTTACTGTCCAATGAAAATTGGAGTCTATTTTTCTGTCCATGTATTCGAGTTTGTCATAAAGTTGTTTATATATACCTTCATGTAATCGTAATTTTACTTCGTGTTCAATATATTGCTCATTTGTCATTTTATCCATCCTAAAATACCAATAATAGTAAATCCACCTATTAACATTCCCCCTAAACGGCTTAAAAGATAGGATTTAACTCCGGATATTTCTTGATGCAAGGTGTTTAATAATTCTAATTTAAGTATTTTTAAATCTTTTTGACTGGCAATATTGTCTTCTATAAATCGTGATTCTTTATTGTCAAGCGTGATATCTTTCATTTTAGTCTCCTATTGAGACCGTCCTTGGCGTAATTTATTTTTAGATCTTATTTTATTCTCTGTAAATATTCTAGTTAGTAATGTTCGCAATTCGCGAACAGCGAACGTATCTAGTGATTCATTATTTGGAGCTTCTGGGGCCCATCCCTGGCCTAGTTTAATTTTCATTATATTATTGTCTATTGAACGTTAACTATTATATGGCCGCCATCCTAGGGGCGCCATCCCATACCAATATTTACGTCAGCCCATGAGTACCCTGCATTCCTATCAGCATTCAGAATAGTCAACTTCTTACCCGATAAATCAGGCGGTGACATATACATAAGTTTGCGGCGATAGGATTGGTAAATCTTTTCAGATTGTGGATTGAAACTTACGCCATATTCAGAGCACATATAGCGTGCTAATGCATAGCGCAGGTATTCAATATAAGCGGTGTCATAGCCTTGGATACTGTTGTTAATAAACGTATAGGGCGTGTAATTGGGTACGTTGTAAGTATTAACGAAAGATTCAGACACATTTTGTAAATCAGTCTGCAAGGTGACATCAACAAGAAATATCTTGGCTTTCATTTTTATTGGATAGGCTTGATCAGGAATAAAATACATTCCTAGCGTACCCCCACCTACGCCACGCTCATAGTTCCATGAGAAGGGCAATGTATAAATATTATCAACCCTGGAAGAGCCGAAATAATTTGTTCGTGTAGTGGATACCATGGGATATCGTACGGGCCCAATATTAAATGTTGATGTTTCTATTTCAGCCACAAAGGGGAGAAAATAAAATTCTTGTGTGGAAACGGCATTAAACGTGATGTATTGCCAGAATGGTATCAAATCCGTTTCAATTTGCTTATAGTTCAGTAAGTCATTAAGCATTTGCAAACCATCAAAGGCCTGGTCGCCTGTGGGGACCTGTAAATTGCGCGCTACAATACCTGATAAGAACCAAGCACGTGTGATTAATTGATTTGCTGTATAAGGCATAATAACCATCCTTGGCTATAAGAGGCCAACGCATAGCGTCAGCCCAAGTCTTTCCACCATGGGTAGATGAGATAAGTTGACCATTTTGCTGTCATCAGGCATATGGTCAGAATAACTAACCCGCCGATTTGAGCATTAGTCATTTTAATCCTAAGAGGCTTGGCGAGTTTTCTTTATTATACCAGAGCAGGATAGGCAGTATTTGAAACACCTGTCCATGAAGCAACCGCAACTGTAACCGCATCCGATGTTGAAGTCACAAGGTAGTCAATTTCAGGTTTAGCTGCGCCAACACCTGCTATCACCTGGATATATTGCGTTTGTGCAACACCTGCAGTAACACCAGTTATCGTGACAAGATTTGCTGTTGCAGTGGAACCAGTTGGTCTAAATTGCACAACATCACCAGCCGCACTCGGGGTGAATGTAACAAACAACCAAACTACTACGTTAGGTAATGTGGTTGTAGGAACCGCACCGCCGGTTGTAAGATCGATAGCTGTAAATGTAGTTGCATTACCACCTGTTAAAACAGTAATAGGAGGCGCATTAATATAAGTAATTGCACCAACCATATTTTGGGGTTTGTGAGTTGCATAAACAAAATGTGAGCTACCATCAGTTTGAGCAAATCCCAACAAGCGGTATGAATCATATCCCTTAGGCATAATTGGCGAGGCATTTGAAGTCAATGACAACATCCCTGCAACCAAATTATATCCTCTGGAATCACCTATTAAATAAATTGCATATTGTGTTGTTAACGCAATAGTTCCTGTATCCAAACCATTTGCACCATTAACCGCAGAATTAATCAAAATCGGTTGTTGATAATTTTGAAACAATATTGCAGGATTAATATTGTTATTTGCATCAGGCCAGGAAACAGGCATGTCAATCACATCATTACCATCACGTGCTTGACCAGGTGCAATTGCAATTACAGTGGTTGAAGCATAAGAAATATTCAAACCTGCGATATATAAATGAGGCAATTGGAAAATTGGGTCATTTTGTATTTGTGGTGAACTAAAAGTAGCCATTTGTATTGTCCTTATAATTTATTCAGTGACAAGCGGTTAGTTCGCTAACCGCTTTAGCATTTTCACTAGCCTTGTGATAACGGTATGACATAACGCATGGAATACTCAGGCACAATCACTGATCCATGGGTCTCATCATATATCATCCCGGTTTGGTTTTGACCAAACAAAGAACCATAAGTCAGTCGAAGTGAAACGCCCGTATCGTCATCGTATTCTGTTGCTGTTGCGTAGGGGTCTTGTTCAGGCAATTGAGGCATTGCAAGATAGGCTGCTTCGCCACCCAAAATACCACCACAACGATGTGAAGGAAGTCCCAATACCTGCATTCCCGCAACAATTGGGGTGTTTACATTTTGGAATTCACCACCAGCCCAGTTAAGAGCAGGCGTGATATTAATTGTAACCAGACCACCCGCATTAGAAGCCGCATTAGCAGTTGCTCTGAATTGTACAGGATTCGCTGATGGAAAATGGCCAATAAATGTAAGATACCTAGCATTGGTTTGACCCGTTACACCATCTTGAAATTGGAATAAATCCCCTGAGAAAACGGCATTTGCATCCGTTGCAGCAGCGCCACTGAATGTGATTTGTGTGACATTTTGGCCTGTAGGATCGTTAGTTGATACAACAGTTAAAGTTAATTGATTAACCCCTGTATTTCCTGAAACATGGAGAGGCATTAAGTTAGATTGGTAATAACTTACCAAAGGAGTACCAAAATCGCCCACTTCCCAAGACTGCGCTATCTCATCATTACGATGAGGTACGAATTGGTTTAGACCAGAACCTACAATTGCAGGTATAACGGTATCAGGTAAATAAACCTTAATTCCTTCGGCGACAGAACCATAGTTCTTGAAGAACATGATTGCTTGGGCAAGTTGTTGGTATGAGGTTAATGCTGTTGTGCCATTACCAAAGAATCGATAAGGCCCTGAGAAAGTATTCACAGTATTGGTAAGCTGCGAGGTCACACCTGAAGCCCAGTTTAATGCAATATTACCTTCAACTTGAGCGGCAAGCTCTGCAATTGCAGATTTGCCAAACACACGCATGTAATCTTCTTCGCCTTTTTCTAAGTTAAAGATACGTTGTTGTGAGGTAACAGAAAAGCTTGTGTTATTTGCCTGATCACAAGCCAATGTTTGTACGCGTTGTACAGCAGGTTGAAATGCTGCGACAAGACTTGCAGTGGTTGAAAATCGTGGTGGCAAATCAAAGGTAACAGTCGAACCTAAATTCGCTTGAATTTGGTCAAAGTCTTTGAATTTTGTGTTAAATGTTGACACGTGACAACATAGGTTTTGAAGCAAGGCAAGACCTGATCGTTGGTAGGTTTGCACTTGTTGTAAAATATTATTTGGAAAAACTGCCATGTTAGTAACTCCTAACTTTAAAATATAAGTTAGGACTCAGGCATCAATACCGCTTAACGACCTTCGAAGTAGAATACTTTCTTTTCAAATCAGCCATCGATAACACACCTGAATCCGTTCCTGTGTTAGAAGGTCTTTGTTGAGATAAGGGAGCATTCGGGGTTTTCACTTGATTTGATGACTCATTCGCCTTGATGGATTCAGATAAGCGCTTCATCTCATAAATAGCGCTTTGAGCATCATCCTCACCAAGATTCTCAATTAACTTGAGTTTCGTGCGATTTCTAGCAAGCTCGTATAAAACATCGGCAGAATTATCCACATAGTCGGCAAGTAGCTGCACAACATTGGGATATTTACCCATGTCGAGATTCGCTGTAACGTTATCAAAATCCTGGTATTTTTCACGACCTGGCGCTATCTTGTTGTTGTAAGATTGCACAATGCGTTCTGCGGCTTCCGCATAAGCTTTTTGTTGGGTTTCTTTTTCCCATTCAGCCTTTTGCCGTGATAAAACATCACCAGCAACGCGTGCAATGTCATCATCTGACACGTTCTTATGTTGAGACTGATAAGCTTGTTGTGCTTGCTGTTGTTGCTGTTGCTGTTGTTGATTACGAACATAGTCTTCAACAGCACGTGCGGCAGCTTTTTCAGACGCCTCACGTTTAGCATGACCAATCAACTCATTTACTGTTGATTGTGGCAGCATTTTCTCAGCCGTACTTACAACATTTTCATGCCCACCAGATTGCTCTGTGATACCAGCAGTGTTATCCATAACACTATTATTCATTTCGAGTTCCTTCTAGCTTTTGACCCCACTACGGTGTAGCCCTGTGTCGGTTCAGGTAACGGATTATTACGCCATCACGCTCATACAACCCTAAGAGAAAGCTTAGTCTTAAGAACCTGACGCATTCCCTTGCAACAAGTTCTTGATTCAACTATAAAAGACATTAATAAATTTGCTATTATTTATAGTTCAGATTAGTCTGATAAAGTTATAGATAGGGGATAATAGTGATAAAGGGATTTTAAAATGCTAGAAATGTATGGTAAAAAATTTATCTATGAGAAAGAGGTTGGCAAGTATTTTCCTTATAGTCCTGATTGGTTTAGAAAAGCACGCTTTGAAAAAAAGGACATCCCTTTCATCAAATTTGGTAATAAAATTCTCTATAGCATTGAAGATCTCGAAGGATGGTTTAAAGAGAATATTTTAAAATCATATAATAATAATTAAAAAGTGTTTTCACATAGATAAACTTAATGTTATTAAAATAATTTCTTTCGAATTCAATAATATTTTTTTCACCAACTTTTACGAAATTATCTTTAACGATGTCAGTGAAATCAAGATAATAATCAAGAGATTTACTATTTAAGAATTCTCTCGCATCATAACAATCACGCTCTGCTTCACCGCGAGGAGATGATCTTTGAAATTTTCTTTCCAGCCTTGTCATTGTTTTACAAGGTGGTCTTGGTTGAAAATAAATAACAAGATCTTCAATTGACTTACCCAATATGGACATTAAAAGTGTCTTATCATTCTCAGGACAATAATCTGTCTCTAATCCTGTAACTCTTTCAATTAATTCTATTTCTAGTTTTTTTAATGGCCTTAATTTATAATTGGGTTTTATAATCTTATATAGGTTTTTATAATCAATAAGCGACGGGAATAAAAAATGACTAGACCAGTTTTTAGTTAAACTTTTTCTAAAATAAATTATATTATTATCGCAAAAACAAATAACATGTCTAAAAATAATTTTATCATAAATTTGTGTTATTTTTATTTTATTACGCAATACAGCTAATTTTTTATCTTCGTCATGGTAATAACATAACTTGTCTTTTTTATTTTTACTTGGGTTTGATTTGTTCAAATATTTAAAGTAATCGAACACAACAAATTCAATTTGCTCATCCATAAGCGATAATCTCCTGTTATTTTAGGAGGATAACTTATTTTATGAGGTTTTTATAAATTGGAGTGATTAATAGCTTTAAATAGCTTTGAATAGCCTTAAATAAGGGAGGGCCTGGATGTAAGTGGACAACCAAACCCTTTTACAACGAGAAATTATAACCATTGGATCTGAACACTTACAGCTAGCGATCCTGTGGTGTAATCAGCCGCACCACCAGTATATTGAAAATATAAACTTGCACCTGGTCCTGAGAACGTATCAAATGACACTGTGGGCAATGGATTACCAGTACCGCCCCATAATGTATTCACAGGCGTTCCAAGCAATGCTGCACTAATGCCCGCGCCATTATAAACAATCGTACCATCTGTAAGAGATAACAGCCTATCGCCACCACCACCGCTTAATCCAACACCGGCATTAACCCGGATGTCACGAACAAAAAACTGCTGACCAGGAATTCCAGCAAGAAAAACTACTTTTCCAGCTGCAGCAAGCTGCGATGGGATTATTTCAACATCATACCAGACTAGGTTGGAAGCAACACGATTTAAAATAATTTTTCCACCAGACCTGTTTACAATAAATGTCCCAACCATACCGACTTGAGTGCTTGTACTG